TGGTGGCTGGTGGCTGGTGGCTGGTGGCTGGTGGCTGGTGGCTGGTGGCTGGTGGCTGGTGGCTGGTGGCTGGTGGCTGGTGGCTGGTGGCTGGTGGCTGGTGGCTGGTGGCTGGTGGCTGGTGGCTGGTGAGGTCGTGGACATCTGCTATCCAGCCTGGCGGGAGCTCGGGCGATTCGCTGTTAAGGATCCACCATCTAAGGTCTCTGAGGGTGTTACCAAATTCTGGGGATTGTCCTGGGGCAAGGTTTTTCCCGATATTTTTGAAACTTGCGTGTTTTTTGTGATGCTGTAAATCGAAGCTTCTTGCGCGGCGTCTGTGAGTGCTTCGCGTGCCCACTGGCTGCGCGTCAATCCTCCTGCTTTGGCCAGCCGGTCTATCTCGGCGCTGGTTTCCACGTCAACGGTGGTGCTGACTACGGCGCGGTTTTTCCCGGGTCCGTTTGGTGGTTTTTTTGTTTTTGGCATGAGGCAATCTAAAACAGATTTGAATTAAAACGAATTTTTTTGTTTTGCTTCTATACAGATTCTGTATAGAACTTTTCAGAGGTGAGTATTTCACCCCACTTGATATGACAAAAATCGTTCAAACGAAAATCCCCGCGGAGGTTGATGAAATCATCACCGAGTTGGCTAAAAGCCAGATGGTGAGCCGGGCCGCAATTGTGCGGCAGTTGTTAGTTAAGGCAGTAAACAAAGCAGTTGGGAAGGCGGGCCAAATATGAACCGCCTTTTTTTGTGCCGGGCTTGGGATCCGCTACGCGGACCCTTCGGGGATTATGTGCGGGCATCGAACCGGAAAGCTGCGGCCGCCCGTTTTTTTGAAATTTTCGGTCTACGGGCTTTGAGCGTGGAGGTGGAGCGATGAATCCTGATGCAATCGACTGGATCAGATGGACCGGCGAGGCCGTTAGCGTATTCGGGCCATATTTTTTAATCGGCATTGCCGCAATCGGATTTTGGGAATGATCGAGCAGCATTATTCACCGGCGCAGCTCGTCAAACTTTTGAGTCTGTCCAGGTCGGCGGTGCAGTCGAGGCTCTATGACGGCACCTTTCCCCATGTTCGCCTGGGAGATCGCATTCTGATTCCGGAATCCAGCATCAAGCGGGTGCTCGAGGAAGGCCGGATCGGTGGCTCGGTGTATCTCCGCCCTGGCCGCAAACCTTGGGCCGCGTCCCTCTGACCTCCGCCGCCTTTTTTATTTTTTTATGGAATCCCCTTTGATGAAAGTTGAGGCCTCAGAGTCTGCCGCGCCGTTTCTTTTTGCGGAGGCGGATTTGGAGTTTGAGAAGGTGGAAGCTCTCGGGGAATTCACCGGTGAGCGTTTAGTTGCCCGCCGGCCGGAAACATACCGTGCTATTGTCCGGATGTTGGCTGAGGGGTTGAGCGGTTCGAGCATTGCTCGGGCTTGTCAGGTCAGCCGGAATACGGTTGCGGCCGTTCGAGAGCGGGAAGGTTATTCTATAGAGCAGAGTAAAAAAGAGTTATTGGCCACAATCCGGCGAGGATCACAGATTGCAGCCGAGAGGGTGGTTGAGCTGCTCCCGCACATACAGAACGCCAAGGATGCAGCCATCACGCTGGCGGTTCTGGTGGATAAGGCGCAGCTCTTGAGTGGCGAGGCGACGAGCCGGGTTGAGAAGGTCGAGGTTAACCAGGATAAACTCTCGGAGATGCTGGCCTCGCTGCCGGTCCTCCAGGCTGAGGTTGTCCAGGTAACCGGTCCACGCGGGAGCGGGTCGGAACAAAAGGGGCCGGACGGATCGGGCGGATTGGACGGATCGGGATGCCTGGTTGATGCGGGCTCTGATACCGAATCAGAAGTCTCTACCTACGCAGGAGGGCTGCGGGTCGCCACTTTGGATGCCACTTGCGCCGCCGAGCCGGTCGAGGTCGAGGCCCGCCTGATCGACCAGGCGGGGGGGGAGGGGGTCGGATTTTTGGACACCCCCCCACCATACAGCACTGGTTTGGGTGAACAGAAAATTTTTAGCAAAGGGTCTTCGTCGCAGGAGGCCACTGAGGAGCTTTCAACCAACTAACCTATGTCTGACTCAAAAAATAAAAAAAACGCGGCGGGGGCCGCTGCTGTGCCGCCGGTGCCGGTGGCTGAATCGCCGGTGAAGGTGAAGGTGTATCGCCCGACGCCGAACCGCTACCTGCTGCAAGTGCAGGTTCCTACGGGCGAGGCGGGCATGATGCGTGTGGCGCTGATGCGGGTGAAGGACAGCCGGTTCTACCGCAATGGCGAGATGATCCCAGCGATGCCTGGGGAGCGGGACATCTGGCAGCCTCTTAAACAACGATTTGCCCCTGCTATTGGAACTTTATGAAAAAAACAACAACCCTGTTTCAGTCTGCGGCTGTGAGCGTTGCGCTCTATCGCCGTTTCTTGGAGCAAAAAAAAACGGCCCCGAAAAAATGAAAATAACCACAGAGAACACAGAGAACACGGAGATGGAGTGGCGGGATGCTTCAGTGACGCTTCCTGACGATGGCTACACGGTCATCATCCACACGCTGGGTGGTGAGGTTTGGACGGGGTTCATTGATGGCGATGTCTGGCGCAATGTTCTTGGGGCTCGCATTCACGAGGAGGAGGCGGTTTTGCATTGGATGCCGCTTCCGAATCCGCCGCCGATGCCAAACCCACATGAGTTAGTGGCTCATAACACGCTTGCTACGGAGGTTGCAACTTGTGGTGCGGAGGTCGAAGTAATGGCCGCAACGACAAGGAAGGAGGCGAAATGAAGACGCGATTGATTGTCATCGACACGGAAACGGGGGGATTTGATCCCTCGACAAACGCTCTCTTGAGCGTGGCGGCGGTGGATTCCTCGGATAACGAGGCGTTTACTGCCATTATTAAGCCAAATTCGGAGTGGATTTGCGAGCCGGAAGCGCTGGCGAAGAATGGCTTTACTTTGGATTTTCTGGAAAAAAACGGGCGGCCGGAGCGGGATGTCATGCAGGACTTGGCCTTGTGGCTGGGCACGCGCCGGTTCTCGGTGCTGGCCGGTTGCAATGTGGCCTTCGACCGCGACTTCCTCAAGACGGCGTTTGCACGGCATAACCTGACTTGGCCTATGGGCAAGATGGTGGACCTGCAAGCGGCTGCGTGGCTGGCCTACGAGGCGGGAGGCTTACACCTGCCAGTGGGCAAGGATGGCCAGCCTCGGTTGAATCTCGACCATATCGCAGCGGCGCTGGGGTTCTCCCGTAGCGGCAAGACACACAACGCGCTGGAGGATTCGCTTATGACGCTGGCGTGCTTTCACCGCCTGCGTCGGATTGTCGAGATATGAGCAATTTCGACTTCGAGCGCGAGCAGACGACTCGCAGACGGGACCACACACTGCAAGCGCTGCACAGCGGCGATGCACGCGTGGGGTTGATCTCGGTGCGCGACAGCCGGTTGATCTCGGCTGCCTGCGACCGCTGGCTCGAAAGTCGAGGCGTCCGGACGCGCAGCGTCTGGTGGGATGAGCAGATGCAAAAAAGAAATAAAAAATAAGTATGTCAAACTGGATAAAAATGCGCAGCAACCTTTGGGATGATCCTCGGATAGCCAAGATTTGCGACATAACAAACAAGCCCGAGCGCGAGGTCGTCGGCGGGCTGTATTGGATATGGTCGATGGCCGACGATCAGAGCACGGATGGACGACTTGAAGGACTCTCCCTTGGAGCTATCGACCGCAAAACGGGCTTGAAAGGACTTGGAGCCGCCTTGGTAAAAATCGGTTGGATTTTGGAAAGTGAAGACGGAGTGGAGATTGCACGCTTCGATGAGCATAATGGAGCTTCTGCAAAAAGACGGTCAACGGAGGCAAAGCGTATGCAGTTCGTTCGCAAACCGAAGGATTCTTGTTCGCAACCGATGCAAACAGAAAGCGAACACCATGCGCAGCTAGATAAGAATAGAATAGATAATACCCCTATAGTCCCCACAGGGGACATGGAGTTGGAGATCGAATGCGAACCAACACCGGCAGCACCGCATCCTGTCCTGACTCGCTTCCGAAACCTCTTCAACCTTCGACCAGAGACACCTCTCGACTCATCCGCCACCCGTGCTTGGGTAAAAAATAAAAAAGCGGCGGCGGCCGTGAGCGAGGAGGATTGGCGATTCCTCGAATGGGCCTACCGGCAAAAAGAAGGCGCGGCCGCTCAGTTCCGCCGCAAGGATTTAGCCACACTTCTGAACAATATCCTCGCCGAAACCCAGCGTGCCCGTGATTGGGCAGGCCGCAGCGGGGTGAGCGTGAGCGCGTCGGCTCCGGCATCCATGGAACCGAAGGGCTGGCAAGACCTTGTGACCTCCGAATTTCCCGAATGCAACCTCTCCACCTGGGCACTTCTCCCTGATTCCATGAAAGCATGGGTTCGTGAAAAACAATCCGCAGCATAAAAACAAAAAAACCAACATGTTAAATATCATCGAAACACTCGAAACCAGAGTCACTGAAAGCGGTGACATCTGCATCGTGACACGGCACAACGAGGAGTCCAAGAACGACTTCCTCAAATGGCAGATCGGCCTCTACGAGAGCCGTCTTATGGATGACCCTATCTATGGCCTTATGCTGCATGAGGATGGATCGCCGGTCTTGGGCGAGGACGGGGGGCAGCTCTTTCGTCTCCTCGGCCATGAGGTGAATCCCTCCGTGTGCTGCAAGGTCTTTCACATTCTTGGCTTCGGCTCAAATCTCAAAAAAGCCCGCGCCATGGCGGCTGAAAAACTTCCCGCTGCAAAATGAAAAGCTCCCTTCCTGAAAATCAAATCGCCGAAAAAGCCGTGGTCGGCGCGGCGATCACCGACGGCCGCACGGCCGATAGCGTGCTCGAAGCGCTCACGCCTGAGCAATTCCTCCTGCCAGCGCACCAGAGCATCATGGCCGCCATCGCCACCATGCGGCAGTCCGCCCGGCCGGTGGACCTCATCCTGCTCACCACCGAGCTCGACAAGCTCGGCCTGCTCGAGGAGGTCGGCGGCTACGCCTATGTGACGGATCTCGTCCAGGATGTCGCCGTGACGCTGAACTGGCGCTACTACGCCGCCGAGGTGCTCGACGTGTGGAAACGCCGCGCCATGCGCCAAGCCGCCATCGCTATGGCCGAAGCCGCCAGCGACCCCGCACTCACCACAGAGGATGCCCAAGAACGCTGCGAGCAGGCGCTCTACGCCCTCCGAGACCACACAACAAGGGAAAACCCCGTCGCGCACTGCAAAACGGCTGTAATGGCCGCTGTGGACCATATCGAAAAAGTGTATGCAAACCGAGGCGAGACCGTTGGTTTGGCCACAGGCATCCATGATCTGGATCGCTCGACAGGGGGATTCCTCGGCGGGCAAATGATCGTCATCGCCGCCCGACCCGCTTGCGGCAAGTCGGCGCTTGGGATGCAAATCGCTTTGCACGCAGCCCACACCGGCAGCGTGCCCACGCTTGTTTTCTCCGTTGAAATGCCCAGCACGGAACTCATGGTTCGCGCCATTTGCTCCGAGGCTGGTCTTGATCTTCAGCTTGTTAGAAGCGGTTTTTTCAAGCAGCAGGACTTGAACACCGTCAGCATGGCCGCCCAGAAGCTCACCAAGGCACCGCTCTACCTCGACGACACGCCCGGCCTCACCGTCGCGCAGTTCCGCAGCCGCGCCCGCCGGGCAAAGACCGCCCACGGCCTCGGCCTCATCGTCGTCGATTACCTGCAATTCATGCACGGCAGCTCCAAGCGAGCCGGTGAGAGCCGGGCGCTCGAAGTCAGCGAGATCAGTAAAGCCATCAAGACCGTTGCCAAGGAACTGAATATCCCCATCATCGCCCTGGCACAGCTCAACCGCGACGCCGACGAAGGCAGCAAACCCAAGCTCTCCAACCTCCGCGAGTCCGGCAGCATCGAGCAAGATGCTGATACCGTTCTCTTAATTCACAGGTTGGATAAAAACAAAAAACGCAGCGAGGACGAGGAACCCATGGAGCACAACACCTTGCTCCTCGTCGCCAAGCAACGCAACGGCCCCACGCCCGAGATAGAACTCAACTTCGTAGGCCAGCAAACCGTATTCCGCAATGTCACAAAGAAACTCTATAGCAACAACCAGAACGAGAGGCAGAAATGAATTTTTCCCCAAGAACATAAACAACCAAATAATAAATACATAAAATGAAAAACACATTAAACAAAAACAACAAAAAGCAAATCATAAAGGGAGATAAGCGCATGGAGTTATATGATCCAAAAAAGGCTGAAAGCATTAGATTGAACCCTCCAATTTATATGAGCATAAGTGAAGCTGCTTGTTATATAGGTGTTAGCCCAAGAACGGTTCGTGAATATATAAAAAGAGGCGTTCTCCCGGTAGCAAGGCTTGGCCTGTTGAAGAAGGGAAGGATTATAATTCGGCGTTTTAATATTGATGATCTTTTGGCTGAGTCAGTTAAAAGTAATCGTAAGGAAATCGAAAAATAACACCATGACCATCAGCCACAAATCCACACGCACCATCACCGAATACCACTTCGAGCTCACCTCAAATCAAACCTCCCCAAAGTGTCCGGACACTTTGGGTAAAGTGGTGATTTTCTTTGAGAACGGCAAATTTTTCAAGTGCTTTTTCCCATTTTGCGGCATCTACACCCGCGAGCAATGGGCGATGCTGGCTGAGATAGAAAGCGAGATTCACCGCATTGAGCTAAACCTTTTGAAATGAGCAAATCGGTAAGCCGTGAGTGCCAGTCGGTGTGAACCACGCAAGGATGCCGAGTCTGAACGGAATTTACGCGGATGGTTCAACATAAACAACCTATCTCTGACAGGTCTCCACAAACCACGGATTCAGAGCCGGGGCGCGACGGACACGCGCTTTCCAACCCTTAACCCATATATAACCATGTCAATCATATCCGATTCTGCCATATCCTGCCCTGCCTGCCACCGCGAGTGGCAGGACCACCCTGGAGCCGCACATTGTTGCAAGCTCGCCACCGACCTGGCTGCGAACCTCCGCGCCGTCCTCACCTACGCAAAACCACCGGAATACACCCGAGACATCGGCACTCAGGAGGTTTTCTTCGACCTGATGGAGAACGCCCGGCGGCTCATCGTGAAGGCACGGGCTTTTGAAAACGAATTGTGAACTCCCTCCGCGACTACATCGCCCACCGCCGTATCGATGCCACCCATGCGCTCAATCTCTTGCAAGACGCCGGGGTCATCTCGGACCTGTGCGTCACCGTCGATGATGTCGGCGATGCTGGCAAAGCCGTAGCCTGGTTGAGCCTCCACGAAAATGAACTGAAGAGGGCTGCAAAATGAAAGAAGTAGATTGTTTGGTGCATACATCCGCTGATGATTTGCGGGTTCAAACCAAGTATTTCCGTATGACTGGGGTTTATCCTGAGAGCGCTGTTTTGCGCGAAGCTCACGAAACTTGTCTGCGGCTTGGCTACAAGACGAAGGCAAAAATTTTGCAACCTCTTCTCAAGCGCCCATGATCCCCCAAACCGCCAACCCCGTCATCCCGCAGATTGTCATCGAAGGCCGCCGACCGGACGGCACCTTTGTGGTGCAGTATCGCGGCCAACGCCTGGGAGCCACCGAGGCGCAGTTGCTCGCCATCCACCGCGAGCGCGAGGAGCAGATCGCCCGCATGGTGGAGGATCCGTGGCGCTACGGGTGGGAGAATCCCGCTTGGCTGAGGGCGGATGCCGCATTCTCGGAGCTGCGGGAAAAATTTCCCAAGGGAGTCACGGAGCTCCTCATCCTCGGCGGCAACCGCTCCGGCAAGTCGCGCTACTATGCACGGCGAGCCATGCAGCACCTGGTCAACAAGCCCGGCGCAAAGGTGTGGTGCCTGCAAAGCACGGAGGCCGCGTCGATCCAATCCCAGCAACCCTACATCTGGGAGTATCTGCCGCAGGAATGGCGGCCGGCCGGAAGTGGCAAACTCAAAAAAGGCAGCGTCGCAAACATCACCTACTCGCAGAAGGGTGGCTTTACCGAAAACTCGCTGGTGCTGCCAAATGGCTCGCAGTGTTGGTTCAAATTTTACAGCATGGATGTCACCTCTATCGAAGGCTCGGAGTTGGATTTCGTATGGGCGGATGAATTGGTGACGCCGGATTGGATCGAGGCGCTGCGCTTCCGTTTGCTCACCCGCGACGGCGAGCTGGGCATCGGCTTCACGCCGATTGAAGGCTACACAACGACCGTCAAAGAATACCTCGACGGCGCGAAGACGATTGAAGAAGTCGATGCCCCGCTCCTGCCGCGCTACCGCGAGGGCAACTTGATCGGCCTCGAGCAAGTGCCGCGCATCCAGCAATGCACCCGCGAGAAAGCCCGAGTCGTTTATTTCCACACCAGCGACAACCCCTACGGAAACCCCGAGGCTATGGAAACCGAGCTACGCGGGAGCAACCGCGAGCGCATCCTCATGCGTGCCTACGGCGTGCCGACGAAAGCCAAGATGTCGATGTTTCCAAAATTCCGCGAAGGCGTGCATGTGGTGCCTGCCGACAAGGTGCCGGGCGATGGGACGGTCTTTCAATTTGTCGATCCCGGCGAGGGCAAGACATGGGCCATGCTGTGGATCCGCTACACGCCGGATGGCCGATGCTGGATTTACCGCGAGTGGCCCGACCAGCTCGAATACATCGAGGGCGTCGGCTATCCTGGCGCGTGGGCCGAGGCGGATGGCAAGCTGCAAGACGGCCGCCCTGGGCCTGCACAAAAAGCCTGTGCCGGATTTGGATTTGACGACTACAAGCGCATCATCGAAGCCGCCGAGAAAGCCGACTCCGCCGAAGTCGCCGAGCGTTGGATGGATAGCCGCTACGGCAACACGCCGACCATGACGCATGAAGGCGTGCGCACGCTCATCGAGCAATGCAGCGACCGCATCGGGCTCGACTTTCGCGCCACCAGTGGGCAGGCCATTGTGGAAGGCGTCACGCTCATCAACGATTGGCTGGCCTACAACGAAGACGCGCCGGTCGATGCCCTCAACTCGCCGCGCCTTTACATTTCCGACCGCTGCAAAAATCTCATCTACGCCCTCAAAACATGGACCGGTGCGGATGGCAAAAAGGGAGCGACCAAGGATTGGATCGACATCTGCCGCTACATCACGCTTTCCGGCGTGGGCTACGAAGACCCCGCCATGCTGCGAGCCCGCCCAGGAGGCTGCTATTGACACCCTCACCCTATAATGAAATTCGCATGAAACTACTCCGTCGCCGCGATGTCATGGCCCGCCTTGGGGTCAGCGCCAAGCAAGTCACCAAACTCATCGATGCAGGCATCCTGCGCCCACTCCTCAAGCGTGGCTGCCGCGCCTGGTATCGAGCCGCAGATTTAGAAAAATTAACATGAGCGAAGAACGCATTCGATTTGATGGCTCACTGAGCCGAAACAAAAAACAGGAAAAGCCAACGCAGCCTTCCCACAAAGGTTCCTGCACCGTCGAGGGCGTGCCCTACTGGATCAGCGCGTATGTGAACGAGAGCCGCGACAGCGGTGAGAAGTATTTCAAGCTCTACTTTGAACCAAAGAAAACAGAGTCCGAGCCAGTCGCCGCTCCCGCCGCAGAGCCAGTAGCCGTGCCGCTCTCCGAGTCGCCAGACATTCCTTTTTGATGAGCGCCGAAGACCTTCAAGCCGCATGGTGTGTGCCACCCGAGGAACTCTGGTTCCGCAGCGTCATGGCAAAAATAACCGACGCCATCGAAGACGCCGCCGACATTACCTGCATGCCGCAAACGGCACAGAACCCCGGCCTGCTCGCCCACAGCGCAGGCGGCTTGGAAGCCCTTCGCACCTTGCGCGAAGAGATCGAGCGCACACGCGCCGAGGCATTCGATTCCAAGAAATAATTTCCCTCCCTCTGTGCTCTCCGTGTCCTCCGTGGTGCAATCTTTTTAGCGCCCGTTAGCGCCCATTTAGTCCCGTTAGCACCCGTTACGCCAGCAGCCTATTCCCTTTCGGAAAATCGGCAGGCAGATTCCGACTCAAAGGCGAGTGCTGAACTGCTCGCCGCGAGCCCGTGAAAATGTCGGACCCGCACGCAGACTCAGTTCTGACACATACCCGCGACTTGGACGCACAACAAACCATGGACCAGACAGAAACAGTATTCAGCATCGGCGACGTTATCGACACGTTGGGAATCACCCTCCCGACCAGCGATGAGACACCGGAGGCCGCAGAGGCCACACCGGAAACAGACGCGGATGAGACCACCACTGACATAACCCCCGAGGATCAGCCCGAGGAAACCGACGCGCCGGAAACGGATGCCGACGACTCCACGGAAGATTCTGAACAACCCGAAGACCCCGCCGAGGAAGACGCCGACGAGGAGCCCGCCGAGGAAGACCCCGAGTCTGCCGAGGCCCCCGCCGTCAAGAAGCTCGCCAAGCGAGTGGACAAGCTCACCGCCCGCGCCAAAAGCGCCGAGGAGCAAGCCACCAGCCTGCAAGCCGAACTCGCCGCCACCAAGGATGCGCTCACCCGCGCCCAGCCTATCGTGGTGCAAGATGCCGCCGACCCATTGGCGGATGTCACTACGACCGAGGCGCTGGAGAACCGACTGGCCGCAGCCAATACCGTGCTCGACAATGTGCCCGATCTCATTGCAAAGGCCGACTATGAAGGCGGCGAAGTGGAAGTGCCCATGGGAGACGGCAGCACCCGCAAGTTTACAAAGCAAGAGCTTCAAGAACGCTTGCGAATCGCCCGCCAGATTCTCAAGGCCGAGCCCTCCCGCCGCAACTACCTCGCCCAGCGAGAGAATTTCCAGCACGAAGCCCGGCAGGTTTACCCCGAGTTGTTCCAGGAAAAATCCGAAGCCCGGCAGATGATGATGGCTACGCTGAATGCGTATCCCGGCATCGCCAAGCTGCCGAACCTCGAACTCGTGATTGGAGACGCCATTCGTGGCCAAGCCCTCCGCTTCCAGCAAGCCGAGGCTCTCCAAAAGAAAGCCGCCACAGCCAAGGCCAAACCTGCCGCATCCGCAGCAGCCAAGCCCGCCATGGCTCCCAAGGTTGTCAGTCCCTCAGCCGCCCCCAAAACCAAATCGAAATCCGATCCGCTCGAAGCCCTGAAGAAATCTGGAAACCGTGATGCCGCCGAAAACTTCGTCGCCTCACTTTTCAACTAACTAACCCCAATGCGCCCCCAAACCTAACCCCACCCCCAGAATATTATGGCAGCTACACCCATCACTACAGTCAAAGGCCAACGCGAAGATCTCTCCGACGCGATGGTCCTCATCGAACCCGGCGACACACCCATGTTTTCCATGTGCAAAAAGGCCAAGGAGCCAACCAATGTGCTCTTCCAGTGGCCAGCCGACCGCTACAACGACCCGCAGACAGCAGGCGTCCTCGCTTCCGATGATGTCACCAGCTTCGACGACCAGCACGCTAACCGCGTCCTCCTCAGCGGCCGTATCCAAAAGGTGCGCCGGGCGTTCCAAGTGGACGACCTCGTTGAAAATGTCGCCGACCTCGCAGGCGTTGGCCGCAAGCAGGCTTTCAACAAGTCCGCTGCCAAAGCTCTCGTTGAGCTGAAGATCGACATCGAGGCCATCATGGGCTCCGACAACGACAGCCAGGTGCAATCCGGCGCAAACCCCTACAAGACCCGTGGCGTCGGCGAGTGGATCAAATCCACAGCGCAGGCTGATACGGCTACCGCAGTGGACACCGCGTTCCGCACCCCGGCCGCTTCCATCAACAGCACCGTCACCACTTCTCTCACCGAGAACAATGTCATCGACGTGCTTCAGAGCATCTACGGCGTGCGCCGCGCTCGCCGGAACTACGACCTCGTTTGCGGCGTCGCTCTCAAGCGTGCGTTCACAAACTTCATCCGCACACAGACAGCCTCCACGAGTGTCATGTCCACCGTGCGCACCTTCAACTCCAATGTCTCGGAGAAGAAGATCGTGAACACGATTGATATTTATGAAGGTGACTTCGGAATTTTGAGCCTTCATGTGTCCACCTACCTCGCTCATGGCGCGGCAGCAGCCGTCTCGGCCGCCCGTGGCTATGTGCTCGATATGGACCTCGTTTCCATCGGCTTCAACCGCAAGCCCCGCATGGAAGAGCTCGAAGATCGTGGCGGTGGCCGCCGTGGCTTCTGCGACGCCATCTTCGGCGTAGCAGTGAGCAACCCGCAGGTTCTTGGAAAATTCGCAGCCACTGCGTAATCCCGCCCCCCAGCCCTGCCGGTAGCCTGGACATTGCATGTGTCAGGCTACCGGCCTCGGGGCTCCCCTTTTTTCATAATGGAAATACTCAAGGAAGCGTTAAGCGACATCCCCGGCGAAGTGGCCGAGGGCGTAAAGAACGAGCTCCTCGCCCAGTGGAACTCCAAGGCCGTGCAGGCCGACGCCCGCCAGCACCTCATCGCCGCCGACCACGCCAAGCAAGACCTCCGCTCCATCGAGGGCGTAGGCGCTTTGACTCTCTCCATCGACCCTCAGATTTACCATTTCTGGAACTGGCAATTTCCCGATTGCTGGAACGACCCAGACTTTATCCCATGGTTTAAGCGGAACTACCCCCAGTGCGTCGTGCGCTGCGGCGGCACAGGCAAGACCATGCTCCTCATGCCGGGCCTCAAAGCAGCATGATTTCACTTTCTAAAATGCAGGCGAGAGAAACGGCAACTCGCAAGGCCCATACCCTTGAGAACACGGTTCAATTCCGTGGCCTGCTACCATTTTGCCAGTCCACGCATTGCGGCGGGGTTTTTGTAGTTTTTTCCCTGGTTATTCCTTTCGCGTTGGCCGTAACCGCATCAAAAGCGGCCTCTGGCAACTCTTTCTAATGCACGACGAAGACGAACCAGACCGCGACACGAAGTATTGGGTAGGCGAGCTCACGCAAGCCGCCACCGATGGCGGTTGGTTCTCCTCCGTGCGCAGCCGGAACTACGACACCCGCATGGCGCTGTGGGACGGCCAGTCCTCGGATGGCTGCAAGTGGGCCAGCAACTACGGCAAAAATGTTTTCCCCTGGGAAGGCGCTGCCGACAGCCGCATCCGCCTGGCCGACCTCGTTTGCAACCGAGAGACCCAGCTTTGCCTCACCTCCACCTTCGCCGCCCGCTTGCAAATGTTGCCCGTGGAGTCCACCGACGCCATGACACGCACGGCCGCCGAGAGCGTGCTGAAGTGGATGCTCTTCACCCACTGCTCCTCCGACCTCCGGCGCGAGCTCGAGCTCGCCCTCAACATCCGCGCCACCTACGGGCTCGCCATCATGGGCGTGTTTTGGAAAACGACGACACGCCTTGAGGAAAAATCCGTGAGCCTCGAAGACATCATCCTCATGGCCCAAGAGCAAGGCGACCCGAACTCTCCCTTCGCCATGCTCATCGGAGCCATCCTCGACCCGCTCCAAGAGGAAGTCGCCATCGAGCTCGCCGAGCAATTTGCCCCCGGCACCGGCACCGCCGCCAATATTCGCAAGCTCCGCGAAGGCGGCACGGTGGAATACTCGGTGCCCTACATTTTTGAGAGCAAGCCCGAATGGACCGCCCTCGAGCCGTTCAACGACATCATCTTCCCCACAGCCACCTACGACCTGCAACGCGCCCCATGGATCGCCCGCCGTGAGATGGTGACTTGCGAGGAGCTCCAAGAGCGCACACTTACCGAGGGCTACCCCTACGAATTTTACGAGAAGGCCGAGAACTACAAAGGCGCAAGCCTCTGGCCCGTCTATTCGCAGCAAAACCTCAACCGCCGCGACAGCATCCTCTGGCAAGACCACCGCGACCTCATCGAGATATGGCATGTTTACAGCAAGGAGACCGACGAGAAGACCGGAGCCACCAAGGTCATGTGCCGCGTCATGCACCCAAATGTGGACATCTTTGCCAAGGAAGAGCTCTCCCCCTACACGCACGGCGAGTATCCCTTCATCGAGCTGGCCCGCGAACGCGTGAGCCGGTGCATCCTCGAAGCCCGTGGCATCCCCGAGATCGTCTCGACCATGCAGTCCGAGATCAAGACCCAGCGCGACTACCGCACCGACCGCGCCGGAATCGCCCTCCTGCCCCCCATGCGAGTGCCAGCCAATCGTGGAAAGCTGGACATTATCCTCGGCCCAGCCGTGCAAATCCCCGAACGCCGGCCGAATGAGTTTGGCTGGATGTCGCCGCCGCCCTTTGACCAGGGAACCATCGAGATCGAACGCGCCGTCCGCCGCGATGTGAACGAATACTTCGGCATGGCAGGCGAGGGGGTCGATCCCAACTATGTCGCCCTTGTCACCCAGCACACGGTGGACCGCTGGCTCCGCGACTTCAAAGCCATAATCACGCAGACCTACCAGCTCATGCAGCAATACATGCTGCCGGTCCAAATCCTCCGCGTCTCCGGCGGGCAGTCTATCCCCTTCCAAGCCGACCGCGAAAACATCCAAGGCAAGTTCGACCTCATCATTGATTGGGACGCCAAGAACCTCGACGCCGAAGCCCTCGGCGTGAAGCTGAACTACATCAGCCAAGCCATCGTCCCTATGGATGTCGCCGGTGTCATCGACCGCGCCGGACTCGTCAAATTCATCATGGCCGCCGTGGATCCCAACTTGGCCGAACTCCTCGTCCGCGACCCCGGCCCCGCCGCCGCCCTCGAATCCAACGAGGAGCAACTCGCCTTCACGAAAATCGCCGCAGGCACGGAACCCGAACTCCCAGGCGAAGGCCAAAACCACCAGCTCCGCGCCCAAGTCCTCCAAGGCATCATCCAAGCCAACCCAGCTCTCCAGCAGCGCTACCAGCAGGATGAGATTTTCCGCAACATGATCGACGCCCGCTTGAAGGGTTTCAATTTCCAGATGCAGCAACAACAAAACGCCCAGATCGGCCGCCAAGGCACCCTGCCCGCGTTGCAACAATCCCCCTAACCCCAACCCCAATAACCCAACATGAGAACCGTTACCTTCCAATCCGTCCTCGACGGAGCCGCCGCCCGCATCGGCTTTGATCCGACGCAGACTATCCAGCCATCCACGGCATCTGCGCTCACTGAATACATCAACACCCGCACCCGCTTTGCTTGGGAGGCATACAAGTGGCCTGAGCTTTCGGCTATCGAGAAGCGGCAGTTTCGCCCGACTTTTGAAGCGGCAGTCGTTTACGCCACCGGCGCAGAGGTTTTTTACCTCGGCCAATACTACCGCAAAATCGCTGCTGGCTTGGCTGGCGTGCTGCCTACCGCCACAGCGACATGGACCTCGGCCGCGGATCTCACCGATTTCGTGCGCTCGATTGATTTTGACCAGGCCTTTACGGCCACCTCAGCCACCACGAAAGCAACGCCTATCGGCGAGGTTCTGCATGTTTACCGCCAAGATCCCCGTGTGGTGCGCTATGCCGAGCGCGTAAATTTCTGGGTCACCGACTCAGGAGCCATTGTTGGACCAACGCAGTTCACCAACGCCACTCCGAATGAAGTCTATGTCGAGTTTACCATTCGCCCGACCATGTTCAACACCTCAAGCAACGCCGCCGACTTCCCTCGCGTGCTTTCCGAGTATGTCAAGTTCGCCTCCGCTGCCGACGCGCTGCGCGAGGATGGGCAGTTCGACAAGGCGTCCTACATGGATGGCCTCGCCACCGATGCGCTACAGAAAGAGATGGACATCATCGAACTGAAGCAGGGCCAGACTCGCTTGCAGGGCAACCGCCGCGATCTCTACCCGAGCACACCGATGCAGCGTGCATCCTCCAGCCCTATTGCCAGCGCACTCGACAAAGCGACAGGCCAAGCCCGCTAACGCCGCATGAAAACCGTCCGTCTCCAGCAACTGCTCGACAGCATCACGGCACGCGCAGGGATTGACCCCACGCTGCCGGAGAATGCTCGTCGCGGAGCGCTGGTGATGGACTATGTGCAGGAAGCGGTCAACTACGCCTGGGAGTTTTTCGATTGGCCCGAGATCACTCACACCGAGGAGCGCATTGTCCTGGGCGCAGGCTTTGCCGAGGGAGGCTACACCTACGAGGCCGACTATGCCGGGACCGTCTCCTACATTGGACGCGCCATCGAGGGTAGCACCTTCGACCAAGCCGTGTGGCGCATCAAGCGCGTCACTACCACAGCGGCCGGAGCCGTCACAAATATCGACACCGCGCTCAATGTGCCTTGGAACAACCGGCTCACCGCCACCTATGTCGAAGACATCCAAAACTCCCCCTCCACCGAGATTCCCTATGTCCTGCTTTACTCGGAAGGCCGCACGCCGATTGGCGCAGTCTCTGCCGTGTATGCGTCCAATCCCGACACCTCGCTCGCGTATTCCCTGAAATTCAGCGTCACCGAAGACCGGCTCCTCATCACTGACACCGCCTATGCGGGCGGAACGGTTTACATTTCTTTCACCCAGCCAGTGCCGGAGTTCAGCATCGCCAGCTACGACGCGAAGACCGCCTATGCCCTTGGCGACCTCGTTTACCACAACCCCACAGGCGACTGCTACCGCGCCATCCTCGCCACCACCGGCAACGCGCCGACAAATTCCGGCTACTGGTGCAAGCAAGCCGTTCCGTTCTTCCTCGGCGACTACATCAAGACCAGCGGCCTCGCCTCCATCCTGCTCGAAGAGCCCGGCATGGAGAACAAGGCAAACTACCTGACCGCCCGCGCCGAGGGCCAACTCCTCAAAGCCATGGACGACGCTTGGCTGCGCAAGGGCCAAGTCCGCCGCTACTCCGCCACCTTCCAGTAACCCCCCTATTGACACGCTTCACCATAATTAAATTAACGACATGAGTAACCCCACAATTCAAATCGCCGCACGCAACACTTCTGGCATTGTCCAGCCCGTCCAAGCCACACCAGATGGGGCGCTGCGGGTGAGCACCGGATTTCCAACTCCCGCTTACACGAAGTATGAAAATGTTCGTTTCACCTCACCGGCGACGAACAACACGAACTATGTGGAGTTCACTTTTAGCGGCACCTCGGTAGCCCGAATTGTGAATACCTATTTCGGAGCAAATCCCCCCACGGCCGACAACGCGGAGATCCGCAGCGTCGAGATTAAATTCCCTCCCTACGCGTAATGTCGCAGGTCTTCTTCAATCCCTTTTCCGGGGCAGCGCAAAATATTGCGCTCCCGCAGCTCGACTCCTCGGGCCAGATCTCCAGCGCGATGATCCCTGACGATTTTGACGATGTGCAGCGCTTCGAGTCCGTCGCCGCATTCCCGCCCGAAGGCGTCGTAGCCCGCATCTATTTTCCCGCAGATACCAACATCCCGCACCGTTGGGATCCGCCCACACTTTCCTACACGCCCATCGTCTCGGACACCGACGGCGGTGAGTTTTAGGACTAACCCCCGCAGTAACAACCCCACCAGAAAGACCCCATAACATGCCCAGCACAATTCGCATCAAACGCCGCTTGACCGGTGCAGCCGGAGCTCCGGTCCTGCTCTCAGGCGAGCAAGCTTTCAACAAAGTCGACGGTATCCTCTACATCGGCGACGGCTCCCAGAGCCTGCCAATCGGCGGTGCTCACTACGCCACCGCAGCAGCTCTCGCCACCGAGACCAGCAATCGCACATCAGCCGTTTCGGCAGAAGCCAGCCGCGCCACCGCAGCGGAATCCGCCCTCGGAACTCGGATCGACAATGTGTTGAGCAATGTCACCCCTGGTTCGCTTGATTCGCTAACGGAGGTTGTCACGAATTTCCAGGCGGCAGACTCAAACCTCAACGGTGCCATCACCAGCCTCGCCTCCAGCGCCTCCTCCGCCCTCACAGCGGAAGTGAACCGCGCCACGGCAGCCGAAGGCGTCATCGCCGCAAATCTCGCTACTGAGATCAGCGACCGCGCCGCTGCCATCACGACCGTCCAAGGAAATATCAACACCGTTGCCGCGAATCTCGCCACCGAGACTTCCGCTCGCACCAGTGCTGATTCCACCCTCCAGTCGAACATCACCTCCGAAGCCAGCACCCGTGCGGCAGCGGACACCACCCTTCAGTCGAACATCACAGCAGAAGCCAGCACACGCGCTTCGGCAGTGACAACGCTCCAGGGCAACATCGACTCCGAGGCCAGCACACGCGCTTCGGCAGACTCAGCTCTCGACTCACGCCTCGACGCCCTCGAAGCCGAGATTGACGGCGGAACTTTCTAAAGTTCTCCCTCCCCCCAGCGGTGGCGCGGTTCATCCCGCGCCATCGCTCCACGGGAAAAACTGAAAACTTCAAACTCACTACTGAAAACTTAAAATGGCCATCCAGCTATTGCGAACCACGGTCTCCGGCCGAGTCCCCACCGCCGCCCAAGTGGCCCAAGGCTCCCTCGCCCTCAACCTCGCCGACCGCCGCCTTTTCAGCAAAGACCACAACAACGAAGTCTTCCGCATCGCCCGCCCCCGCGAACCCTCCGACTACCAGATCCTCCACCATGTGGACGGCACCACCTCCTATCTCGGCCGCCTCGCCTGGTCGGACTACCCCGCCACCGGCCCCGCCGAGGACGCCGCAGAGTGGACCATCTATCGCATCACGACTGACAGCTCCGGCAATGTTGTCGCGGAGCAATCGGCCACCGGCGCGTGGTCGAACAAAGAATCTCTCACCTACTCATAAAAATGAAATCCACCAACCCCATCGAAATCAACGGCAAAGAATACGACCGTTACTCGCTCAACCTCGCCATCAACGGCAAATACAACGCCGACGGCACGCCGGATGCGTCCATCGCCGCCCGTTTCATACCAACGCGACTGGTCGAGGACGGCGAGCCAGAGCAGGCGCAAGAGCAGTCGGTGAACATCGCCCTCGGTAGCCTCTCCGGCTCCGACGAGCCAACCCTCACCGCCGTCGCTGAAATCAGCGCGGCCCTTCAAAAAATCATCCTCTCGAAAGGACTCTAATCATGGCTAACTATCGCGCAATCGCAAACGGAAACTGGAGTGCAGGAGCAACATGGGCAGGAGGCGCAGTGCCTCCAAATGGTGAAGGGCATAATGTTTACTCCAACAATTTCACGGTCACCATCGACCAAAATGTCAATGTGGCGTTTATCACAAATGCCGCCATCACAGCTTCGTTTGTTGGAGGAGGAACATCTGCAACAATGGGCGGATATTTTGAACTTGCGAATGGCGTAACACTTACTGGAAATATTGTTAGAGGCAACAGCAGCGCTGGTAATGCATACACATTGCTATTATCAGGAACTAATTCAGCCAATGTAGTTGGAAATATTTTATCTCAAGCCGGCTTAGGTAGTGGTGGCGGAACTGCTAATTGTTTTCTAATAAATAGCTCTGGAACAATCAATATTACCGGAAATGTAACGGGAGGAGATAATGCTCAAGCCGCTGGCATTTACACAACATCATCAGCCACAATTAACATAATTGGAAATGTAACAGCGGGTAATGGAGGCAATAGTTCTAACGCATTCTCTCGGGGCATTCAATCAACGGGTTTAGCCAGCATAAATGTGACAGGAAGTGTCTCTGGAGGAGGACCAACAACTACAGCACAAATTGGACTACAACATGGAAATGGGAATTTGAGCATTGTTGGAACAATCACTGCTGGATCGACCGTAGGTTCATTTGGAGTCTCTACAGGAAGTGGAACCATTTTAATTGTTGGAGACATTTTTGCATCTAATTCAGCCAATGGAGTTAGCGCTATCGGCAATTCAAACACTGTTTTTTCGGGAAGTTTTATTTCATCGTCCAATGGCACGACTGCAATCTATTGCCCTCAATATCGAGTGTCTCCTTCCCCGTTAAACGCTCGCACACGATATGCCGCTAACGGCAGCGGAACTTATGTGGACATGTTCACCGCTGACAACGCCCTCGGCCAAGCCAGCCCAACGGATGTCCGAAGCGGCGTGAGCTACGCCAGCGGCAACCTCACTGGGCGCCTCACCGTCCCCGCTCGCGGCTCGGTCTCGCTCTCGGTGAACTACGGCCCTTCGATGCCATTCACAGCCACGCGATCCGGCACGACCGCCACAGCCACGCTGGCCTACAGCTATCCGCTCGTAGTCGGCGACCAGATCACCGTGACAGGCGCATCGAACTCCGAATGGAATAGCACCTATACCATCGCTTCGGTCGTGTCTGGCACATCGGTCACATTCACCATTCCTAACACCCACAGCGCCACCGCAGGCACAGGCGCGACGATGCAGACCACAGGAACCGCCGTTCTCGATCCCGCCGCAGTGGCAACAGCAGTTTGGGGCGCGGCAACGCGCACCATCACAGGCGGCGTGGTTGATACCTTGACCAACGCACCAAGCGTGCCATCAGCCGCTACCATTGCCAGCCAAGTGAGAACCGAACTCGGCACAGAGCTGGGCCGCATCGACGCCACCATTTCCAGCCGCCTCGCTGCCAGCGCCTACACAGCGCCGAGCGCTGCGCCGACCGCAGCACAGAACGCGACGGCCGTCCGCGCAGAACTTGGCACAGAGCTTGGTCGAATTGACGCAACTATTTCCAGCCGCCTCTCGCCGTCTGGCACGCTGGCCACAGTGACCACACTGACCAACGCGCCAACCGTGCCGACAGCCGCAGCCATAGCCAGCCAAGTTCGCACAGAATTGGCAACAGAGCTTGCAAGGGTGGATGTGGCAACAAGCACCCGGCTCGCAGGTAGCGCTTATACCGCTCCAGCTTCAGCCCCCACTGCCGCGCAGAATGCAAGCGCTGTCCGCACGGAGCTTGCCGCCGAACTCGCCCGCGTGGATGCCGCAGTCAGCACTCGCGCTACTCAGGCAAACATCGACGCTATCAAAGCAAAGACGGATCTGCTCAACACCGACCGCCTTGCGCAGGTTTCTACCGTCAGCACTACCGGAGCGCAGCTTGCCGCCGCCTTGAGCTAACAATGGACACGCACCAAGCCGCCGCATCCTTCACCGGCCTCGTCGCTACGGCGACGGGGCTCACGGTCTCCATGCTCCCAGAGCTGGAGGCGTGGTTGCGTGTGGCGTCGCTGGTCATCGGCTGCGCGGTCGGCCTCGCCTCCCTCTACGCCATACTCCGCAATAGAAAAGACCCCCAATGATCCCCTATGAATAACATCCTCGCCCGTCTCAAAGAACCCTCCACATTTCGTGGCCTCGCCATCCTCGCCGGTCTCGGCGGCATCGCCATAGACCCCGCCCAGGTCAACGCCATTGCCACTGCCGTTGCCGCCGTCCTCGGCCTCATCGAGGTATTCCGCAAAGAGAAATGATCCCCCCCGCCCAGATCGTCACCGGCCTCATCGCCACCGCTTTTGCCGTAGGAGCCCTCCTGCTCCTCGGTGGGTGCAGCACGCTGGGCATCTCGCTCCAGACGGACTATGGGCAATTTTCCTACACGTTGCCTGAGCTTCCTAAGCCGACTTCCAGCAAATGACCCATAAATTTTAATCCTCCCGATGCTCCCCCCGAGCCGCCCACAGCAAGCGAAGTCCAAGACGCAAGCCCTGCTCACCAAGGCCCGCGTGGATGATGCCGTGGCGCTTGTGGGCATTCGTGGCTACTACCGCGACAGCATGGGCGAAATCGGCGAGAACGACCGCGGCATCTACGACGACGCCATTTTCCTCGTCTCGCCAAACGCCTACGCCACCTTCAACGCCAACACCGACCCTTCGATTCGCCGCCAAGGCATCGCCGTGCTCAAGCCCGGCGTGCACCGCTACCGCAAAGGCAAACACGGCCTCAGTAAGCCTGGCGGCGGCTATCCTGCTCTGCGCCCTGCAAACCCCGCCGAGGCGCTACCTGTGACCCGCGACGGCGAAGGCGATAGCATGGGCATCGCCATCAACATCCACAAAGGCGGCTATCGCACCACCAGCAGCGAAGGCTGCCAGACCATTTACCCCAGCCAGTGGGAGTCTTTCATTTCCCTGGTCTATTCCGAAATGGACCGCGTCGGTCAGAAGACAATTCCCTACCTACTCATGGAGGAAGAAGCATGAAAACATCCTGGTCATCACTCGCCCGCGAGCAAGCCGACAAGGCCCACAAGACAGAAGTGGACGCGCTCAAAGCCAAGCTCGCCCAATACGCCGCCAGCGCCGCCAACCTCGAGAAGCAACTCGGCATCGCTCTCAGCCTCGGTAAGACGCGTATCCGCCCGCAGCCGCTCTCGGTCAACATGAACGACAAAGCCGAAGCCGTGGCCATCGCCATGGCCAGCGATTGGCATGTGGAGGAAACCGTCGAAGCCGCCAGCGTCAATGGGCTCAACGAATACCGCCTCCCAATCGCCAAGACGCGCATCGAGAAATTTTTCTCGACCATCGCCCGCCTCACCGAGATCGAGCGCCACGGTGCAAAGATTGACGACCTTATCCTTTGGCTAGGAGGCGACCTGATGACCGGGCTGATTCACGAAGAACTCGCCGAGTCGAACAGCAAGACGCCAACGCAAGTCATCCTCTGGCTCCAAGATCGCCTCGCAGACGGCCTCGCCACTCTCAAGCCGCATTTCAAACGCATCATCATCCCGACCAGCTACGGCAACCACGGCCGCACGACGATCAAAACCCGCCACGCCACAGGTGCGGCGCACAGCTACGAGTGGCTCCTCTACAAAATCCTTGAAGGCCGCTTTGCCAATGACCAGCAGATCGAGTGGCAGATTGCCGACAGCTACTTCAATTTCATGACGGTCTTCGACCGCCGCCTGCGCTTTCACCATGGTGACTCGCTGAAGTTTCAAGGCGGAATCGGTGGGTTGTCCATTCCCGTAGAAAAATCCATCGCCTCATGGAACAAGTCGCCGAACCGAGCCGACCTTGATCTCTTCGGGCACTGGCACCAATACCAGCAAAACCGCCACTGGCTCTGCAACGGCAGCCTCATCGGCTACAACGCTTACGCCCTCTCCATCAAAGCCTCCTTCGAGCCGCCGACGCAGACCTATTTCCTCCTCGATAAGAAACGCGGACGCACCATGACCTCCCCCATCTACCTATGAGCACCTGGAAATCCCTCGCCAAGCGCACCAATAGCCTGCCCGAAGGCTGGAGCACAGCCGACGACATCGCCTCCGACCTCGACTGCGAGCCAAGCGAAGTGCCCAAAATCCTCGCCGCCTCCATCCGCGATGGCCAAGTCGAAAAACAAAACTTCCCGTGCTGGACCCCTGGCAGCCGCCAGCTCCTCTACCAGACCGGCTACCGCCAGAAGACCGGCAAAGTTATGTCGGAAAAAAGCGCACAAGTTTCTGACAAAACCCCGCCCGGCATCCCCGCCGACCTCCTATCCAAGGTCCGCCAAAAAATCGCCCAGCACCCGCACAAAACCGCCAGCGCGATCAAGGATCTCTTCAGCACAAGCAATCGCACCCGCCTCTCCACCCCCGCCATCCGAGCCCTACTTGACAAGGCATCCCTATAATAAAAGGAGATGCCAGACGACCAGACCATCACAGAAGGCGACGCCGGATTCCTCGGCATGGCCTCGCGTCTTAATCCGCTCCAGCTCCAGCCGGGCATGGTCCAGTATGTCGAAAATATGCGACTCGACCGAGGCGTGGCGCAGACTCGCAAGGGTGCGAAGCGGTTGGCGGAGTCCATCGGCAACATCGACGACCCGATCACGGTGCCGTTCCAACTCGCGCCGGACAAATCTATTTCCTCCATCGCTCGCGGCGGCACAAGCAACCTCACCGCCACAGCCACTCTCACAGCGCATGGCTATGCGACCGGCGACTATGTGAACATTCGCGGAGCCGCTCAATCGCAATACAACGGGAATTTCTACATCACGGTGAGCGGAGCAAATGCAGCAAATACCTTTACCTACACAATGACTGCGGACCCCGGCGCATCGGCCAGCGGCACGCTCCTCGCCAATCGCGGGCCTGTCATTCAAAACACCTACACCGGCGGCATCATAGGCGCTGGCATCTACAGCTCCCCACGCTTGGACGACAGCAACGAATACATCGTCCTCGCCGGTCCCAACGCCTGCTACCTCTGGCGCGACGGCGCAAGCCTGCAAACTATTTCCTATCCCACCACCGATACCATTGTGGCAGGGGACGACATCGAGATCATCCAAGCCTTCGACAAACTCTACCTCCTGCGCACGCGGGAGGAGTCGCTCATCCGCATTTCCAGCCTCACGCAGACAAGCGGCACAGCCACGGCCATCACTATTGGCACGCACCCCTACCAAGTCGGCGAGGTGGTGCGAATCAGCGGAGCGGTAAATGCTGGCTACTTGGCGGATTTTGAAGTGACCAGCCGCAGTTCGACGCAATTTTCCTTCACCGTGCCGTCGTCCACTGCTGCATCTGACACTGGGCAAATCATCTCCCAGCGCGTGCAGGCCGCCCTAGTGTGGGATGGTGACCTGGCTAATGATTTTGTGCGAGTGGCCCAAGGCTCGCATCCGCTGGGCGTCACCTACTCGCGCTTGCCATCTACCAGCACGGCGACCTATCTCAATAACACGCTCATCATCGCCCGAAACCGCGACGAACTGCTCATCTCGGATGTCTTCGACGCCGAGACCTACGATCCTGTTTCCAAATCATTCCGAGCCAATGCGGGGTCGAACGACTACATTGTGGCTCTGCACCCCTACGCCGAGGGCCAAGTGCTCGTCTTCTGCCGCAAATCCATCTGGCTCGCCACGCCTGTCTTCGCGCCGGATGGAGTGACCCTTGACGCTGGAGCTTCCAGCCTGCAACTCCTCACCAATGAGGTCGGCTGCTCCGCACGCCGCAGCATCGCCACCGCAGGCGTGTATGTGTTTTTTCTCAGCGATAACGGCGTTTACCGGCTGGACAACCAATTCGACCTTAAATTGCGCGGATCCACGCAGACACTCTCGGACCCTATCGCCGACCTCGTAGGCGGCATCAATGCCACGGCAGCTTATTTGAGCAACGGCATCTACCACGGCAACCGCTACTACCTCGCCCTCCCGCTTGGCACCAGCACACAGCCGAACAGCCTTTTTGCCTACAACATGCTCAACCAGCAGTGGGAGACGCGCGACACCTACGGCTTCGCCATCGACCGCCTACTGGTGAGCGACTACGGCACCGAGCGCCGACTCTTCGCTGCCACCGCCACCGGCAAGCTCTTCCTCCTCGACGAGCAAGAAACCGGAGCGGATGACACCGCCTCCGGCCTCGGCACAAGCAATGTGGCTGGCCTCCTGCTCACCCGACGATATGGTTTCGACGGCCTCAATACCAAGCGCCTCCTGCGATCGAAAGCCAGCGTCGTGCTGGGAGACGGTGCCGCCTGCACGCTCGATGCCGTGACGACCGACTACGACAACGACTTCCAGATCGCCGCCCTCACCAACACCACCGGCACCACCGAGGACTACACCATCAAAGCCCCGCTGCGCGTCAAAGCGACCGCGCTGGACCTTCGCTTCCGCACCCAGTCAGGCCGACCCATCCTCCGCACCATCACCGCCGAAGCCGCCCGCTCTGGCATGTCTCCCCAAGAAACCCGAACTCTCAATTAACCAATGGCAACCGTCACCCCAGGGAAAACTTTTACCTCCAACGAAATCGTCACACCGGCAAACCTCAACCTACTTGGGACGCCGACGGTAGTGCTGGCGAACAATGAAGTGACGACCGCGAAAATTGCTGATGCAAATGTGACGACCGCGAAGATTGCTGACGCCGCTGTGACTACGGCGAAAATTGTAGATGCCAATGTGACGACCGCGAAGATTGCAGATGCAAATGTAACTACAACGAAGTTGGCTGCCTTAACCCAGCAGGCGCTCCTCCCCGCTGGTGCTATCATGCCATTTGCCAGGGCGACTGCGCCTTCCGGTTGGTTGATTGCTGATGGTAGTGTTGTGCCCAACGGCAGCGGCACGGTGCAAGGTGTGACCGCAGATTTCACAACGCTCTACGCGGCAGTAGGCACTAACTTTGGCGCAGCCGGAACGCTCCCCGATCTACGCGGCATCTTTGTGCGTGGCAGCGGGTCGCAGACGATTAGTGGAATTGCTTACACCAAGACGTTTGCAGCAAAAGAGGGTGATGCGTTCCAAGATCACACTCACCGAGCCAATGCGGGAACTGGAGGTGCTGGCGCATCTACTAATGGGGCGTATGGAAAGGGATTGGATTCTTTGGACCCAGACTCTGTTATGATCAAAGCAGCAAGTGGAATAGCAGGGCAAAGAACAGCAACCGAAACCCGTCCCGCCAACATCGCGCTCCTCTATTGCATCAAAATCTAATGTCCCCCTTCGACAAAGCCATCGTCTGGCAGCGCGAGCACAGCACCGAGCCCTTCGAGGATCTCCTCGCCTGGCACTTGCGCCACGGCCTTGTCCACAGCACGCCCACCGTCTTCCTCCTCGCCCACGAAGCCCACTACGACCCCGCCACTAATACCATGACCTACGACCTCCCCCCAAATGCCTGGTTCGTCCCGCTCGCCGCCGCGACTGGCCACGCTAACCCCATCGCCGAGTTCCTCCGCATTGTCGGTCGCCCGCATGAGTGGGCCGCCTGGTGCCGACACAATGCCGTCCGCATACACGCCTACCCATGGAGCAAGCTCGCCGCCCGCGTCGGCCTTGGAGGGACAACCTCCGTGTCGTCCGTAGCTTCCGAAGGGAGGGTAGCGTAATGGGTGGCTCAGGCTCTAAACCTAAAAAGCAAAATTCTCCACCACAGGCGCAGCCCATCAACTACAGCAAGTTGATGAAGAAGGGCAACGAGCAGGCCAAAACTCAATACAATAACCAGCTCACCGCCCAGATCGACGCTTACCCGAAACTTGAAACCCTCCAACTCGGCACGATTGGCAAGCTCTCCGACAGCCTCTCTGGCAACAACAACGCCTATACCCAACGCGCCACCAACCAACTCGTCGCCGCCGAAGACCAGGTAAACCAGATCGGCCGCATCGGCGACTACACCGAGCAGCTCGGCTACCAAGCCGCTGGAGACCTCAATGGCACCGACATCGAGCGCGAACTCCAGCGCCAAGCCAAAGGCGACCTCGCCCTCGGCCGCAGCCTCAGCCCTGAGCAGGAACGGGCCGCCACCCAGCAAGCCCGCGCCGGTATGTCCGCCCGTGGACTCGGCACAGGCACCGGAGCGCTCGCCGCCGAAGTGCTCAACCGCGACGCCTACGCCACTCAACGCGAAGCCGACCGGCGCACATTTGCCGGAGCCACCAATCAAATGCTTGTGGGCAACCGCCAGAACCGCCTCGGCCTCGTCGGTAATATCCTCGGCCAAAGCGCCAACACGCGCCTCAACCAAGCCAACCTCCGCGCCAGCCTCGCCGGAGCCAATGTGACCATAGACCCCTATGCCCGCGCCATGAACCCCGCCCTCGGCATGGGAGCCAATACGCTCGGCCAAAGCGGAGCTATGATCGGCCAGACGTGGAACAACGCCACCGAGATGGGTGGAAACATCGAGAGCTTCAATGCCAACATGCTCGACTCGCGCTGGAACACGGTGCAGAACAACAACGCCGCGTTGGAAGCGGCAGGCATGACCAGCGGAGCCAGCTCGAACGCCGCTTGGATGAGTATGCTCGGCAGCGGCATGCAGGCAGGCGGGTCGCTTGGCGGAGCAGCCATATCAAAATCCGACCGGCGCTTGAAGAAAGACATCAAGCCCATCGGCAAAGGCGGAGCAGGCGGCATCCTCGGCCTCACCACCTACGAGTTCCGCTACAAAGAGGGCGACGACAAGAAGCACATCGGCTTCATGGCGCAGGATGTGCAAAAGGTTCTCCCTGAGGCCGTCGAAGAATTTGACTACAAAGGCAAGAAGCGTCTCGCCATCAAGCCCAAGGTCATCGGCGACGCCATCGCCGAGATTCTATCTCAGGGGCAATCAGTCCTGTTTGAAAAAGGCTACACCGTAGGCTCCGGCCAGAAGTAACCATGGAAAACTTTGACTCCTACCTCCAGCGCAACGGCTACGCCAAGGGCACCTACTTGCAGCCCAGCGAAGCCAAGAGCCTCTATGCCTCCTACTCATCAGGCTCAAATGCCGCCGCCCCATGGGCCATTGCCACAGCCCCCAAGCCACAGGCCCAGCAGCAAGGCGACAACGGAATGATGGGCACAGCCGCAGGCATCGCCTCCAACTATGTCGGCGGCGGCAGCGGAGCCAGTGGCGGCGGTGGAGCGAGCGGTATGGGCGGAGGGTGGGCAGGCGTGCCACAAGGAGCAGCTAACGGCTTCATGGCAGGCGTCTATAACACGCAGACCGACCCAAACATGACCAACAAGAAGGACGGCTTTGGCACCAAATACAAAGATTCCCGAGCCATGGCGGGCGGCGCAATCCTCGGCGGCGTCATGGGCTACTACGGCCTCGGCTCCCTCGCCGGTCCCGCCACCATCGCCGCGCACAAATTTATGGAGCCAGCCACCCGATCTGCCATCAAGTGGGGCGACTCCTGGGGCGGCGCAGGCGGAGCGCTCATGGTCGATCCCATCGGCACCGTAGCCAGCGGCAAATACTCCGGTGGCGAACTCGCCAAAGGCGCCCTCCTCGGACCCTTCACCAAAGCCTTCAAATAAAATCCCCCTATGACCTATAACCCCGCCACCTCAGACCGCTCGGCAGAAATCCTGACCAATGCCAGCAACCAGGCCGCTTCACTCCAACTCCAAGGCATGCAAAACCTCGGCAATTCTATCGCCGCCATGGGCGACTCACTCGGGGATGCGTTTGAGAAAAGCAACGCCAGAGCCAGGGAAAACGCAGCCAAGGCCGACACCAACTTAGGCACAGCAGAAGCCATCGACAGAATTCTCGGAGATTACGGCTCGCCAGAACAACGCCAAGCCTTTCGTGAGGGCTTAAATAAAATGTCCGGCAACCAGGATAAAACATCAGGCTACATCGCCATGCACGTGCCGATAGCCAACGCCTTTGTCGAACTCAATAAATCCAAACAGATCGCAACGGCCCAATACAACAACAACCTCCAACTCGCCAAACAGAAAGCAGCCCTCGGTGGTGGGGGTAGTGCGTCAAATCCCTTCTTCTCGGTGGATATCGCCGACGGCGTTGACACCTCTCAGGATTGACACCAATCAGTAGAATATCCCCATGGCATCCCCCGCACAAAACGCTATCGCAAACACCGTGCCGCTTCCGCAAATGGATCCTAATGCGGACCCGAACAACATTCTTCCTACCGGCGCAGCTCTTTCGGCACTCGATCCCAACGATCCCACCGCCGCACAGCAACCCGTAGGCAGCGCCATGGATGCCATGGCTGGGCAGGATGAGGAGCCGATGGATGCCGTTACCGCACAGCTTGCCGCAGGCAAACGCATTCGCATTACCAGCCAAGCGCAATGGAACGCCATGTCTCCCCACCAAAAGGAAGTCGTCCGTGCTGCCATGTCCACCGGCGGCCAGCTCCGCGCCGGTGACGCTGTGCGCATCTACCAAGACAGCGTGAAACGCGCTCGCGCTAACCAAGTCCAGACCGTGACAACCAGCGACGGCCGCAAGGTGGATATGGTTAACAACCAGATCATCCCAGCGGCTAAGGAGCCCGAGCAGGTCAAGCGCGAGATCAGGGAAACGGCTGACGGTTTGAGAGCTATTGATCCCCTGACAGGAGAATCATTTCAAGTTTACGACAAATACTCAGGCTCTGCTGTAACAGGTAGGCCCAAAATCTCGGAAGACAACCGAGTGCAGTTTAACCAGGCGCACATCGAGCTTCAGCGCATCCAAAGTGAGTTGAATCAAGTCAACGCTATTCCAACTAATAAGAAAGTGACCCAAGACGACAATGGAATGTGGGTTCCTTCAGATAGTTTTTTTGGAGGAGAAAACCCAGAGAAGGTCAAAGCGCGATTGCTCAAGGATGCTGATTATCAAAGCGAGAAAATCCGCAAGATCGACCCGACCAACTCGGTGAGCGCAGCGGCCGCATCTCAACCCGCCGCCACTCCATCTCCCACACCAAGCGCAACTCCTTCGCCATCCCCGACGCCCGCACCCATCCGATCCGCCGCACCGCAACCCACTCCAAACCCCATGCCTACTCCTGATAAGTTTATTGTCGGCAGAACCTACAAAGACGGCAAAGGCAAAACGGCAACCTACCGTGGCAATGGAGTGTTTGAATGAGTTTCGACCCCTCCACAGCAGTCCTTCTCGAAGAGGAACCTCCGGCATTTGATCCCTCCTCGGCCGTCCCGCTTGAGGAGTTTGACGCCTCCTCGGCCATGCTGGTCGAAGACGCCCCTGCCTTGCCAGGTGCGACGCCATCTCCCGTGCCGGAGCCGGACGAGGCGATTGATTTCCTGCGCGATGCCGAGCGCAACGGCCAAGCCGCCGACGACCAAGGCATAAAGGAAGGTATCTTCCCCCAAGGCAGCACGCCGTGGAAGACCCTCGATGGCCGACTCTACATCGACCCCGCCCGCTACAACATGGCCGTGGAGCAAATGTGGAATCTCGGCGTGATCGACTCCACCAACTACACCTCACTCCTCAAGGGAACGGTGGACCAATGGGACGAAGCCAGCCAGACCTACATCCCCAGCGTGGAGAAGGCCACAGCCGCCCGCCGCGACCTCGAGCGCCGCGCCGGTGCATTCCTCCAAGTAAAAGCCGCCGCCTCCGGTTTCCTTAAAGGAACCATGCAGGCAGGTGCCGCCATCGTCGCAGGCCCAGCGGCCGCTGCCGCCACCAGCTTTACTGGCCCCGGCGCTGTGGCTGTGGGCCTCACAGCAGGCACAGGCGCTGTCTTAGCCGTGGGAGCCGCCTACGACAAAGCCCTCGAAGCCTCGGCCAAGGAAAGCGACCTGCTCGATAGCTTCTACGCCGCCAACCAACTCGCCCCTGGCTACAACTCCGCCGGCCAACTTGTCTCGATCCTCGTCCCGACTCCCGTCTCAGTGTCGCGCCTGGCAAACGCCGCCAACCTCATTCGCGCTGAGAAGGGCGGAGCCGAAGCCGCCAAGTTTATCAGCGGAGCCCTCGGCACAGGAGCCGCCATAGGCGTGGGAACGGATGTCGCCATCCAAGCCGCCAACATCGGCCTCGACAAACTCATTCACCCCGAGATCAACCCCCTCATCGCCGCCGAGCAATACCGCCAGACAGGCCAGCAGCCGCCGCAACGCCCCAAGTTTGACCCCGCCAGCACAGCCATATCCGGCACCCTCGGCGCACTCACCGCGGGCATCGGCGTGAAGGCTCGCAATAAAACCTACGCACCCGAGGAGCTTGTCACCCTGGAGAACCAAGTGCGCACCGGCCGCGCCAGCCGACAAGATGCCGAGGATTACAATGTCATGCGCCAAGCGGTGGAAACCCTCCGCTCCGACGAGCGACTCATCGACGCCCAAGCCATCCGCCGCGCCACCGTGGACGCCGCAGGCTTCCGCTTCCTCGACACCACCGAGATCATCAACCCTCGCTTCCAGCAAGCCGCCCTCGCCGACGCCGGATTCACGCCCCGTCCAAGCCAACCCGCCATTCCCTACGCCGCCGAGAATCCCCAGGCCGCCATCCCGATCCAAGGCCAACCCGCCGCCTACACCGGCCAAGCCTTCCTTAACCGTGGCGGCGCAGCGCCAGCCTTCCAAGGCGGATCCAACGCCCTGCCCGGCCCCGAGGGGATTCAAACCCTACCCGCACCGGCAGCAGTTAACCCACAGGTTAACCCGCCCGTGGTATCAAATGATACCTTCGACCCTTCGACTGCCGTTGAGATTCCCCCCGCCGCCTCGCCATTTCAGACTACATCCGAGTCATATCAATCCGCTCGGAGCAGGCCGTTTGAAAACCTGCTCACTGAATTTAACAAGCTGCCCGCAGAGCAAATTCAATCACGCCTCCAAGGGATGCATGAAAAAGCGCGAGCACTTGGCCAAAGCAAGAAAACCGAGTTTGAGTCTGAGCAGTTGCACAAAACTGCTAACGATCTCAATAACCATTTCTTTCTAATCCTCAATCCAGATCAAGTTACGCCTCAAAATATTGCTCATGCGCAATCTTACGGCTTTGCCATTCCCCCTGAAGCCTCTGCCCCAGTGGCAAGCGCAACAATAGCGCCTGAAGCGACAGGCTCACCCGAAGTGATCAGCGGGGAGGGGTCTCCTATTTCCAAAGTGGAGGGAATGAAGCCGGTTTATTTTCCGGTCAGCCAACTCAAGCTCTCCAAAGATGTGCCGAACTTCAAGGACGACGCCGACCCAAACACCGGCGTGGTGCGTGGCAATGAACTACAGGGCGAGACTGATCCTCGTGGACTTGCCCCTATCCAGGCGTGGCGCAGACTCAATGGCGATGTGGAAGTCATCTCCGGCCGCCACCGATTTGATTTATTCCGGCGCAACAACGAGCCTGTCATACCGACGCAGATTTTCAATGAAGCCGATGGATTTACCAAGCAGGACGCATTAACATTAGACGCAGAACTCAATATCCGAGATGAACAAGGAACAACCAAAGACTACGCCAACTACTTCCGAAACTCAGCCCTCTCCTATGACGAGGCAAGAAAGAGAAGCCTTCTTTCGAGGGCTAAAGGACGTGCCGGTTTCAGTATCGGGGCGCTGGGCTCCGATGATCTCTACGCACTACAGCAAGGAGGGAGAATATCCGACGCGAAAGCCGAAGCCATAGCGCTCGCCGCCCCCCGCGATGTCGAGCTGCAACGCATAGGCATCACCTACGCCAAGGAGTTCTCCCCCGAGGCGCTCACCCAACTCATCCGCACCAGCCAGCGGGCCAAGTCTCCCTCCGCCAAGCAAGGCGACCTCTTTGGCAACTCGGATGACAACCTCAACAAGGCCGTCGCCTTGGTAAAGGCCAGCCAAGCCCGCATCCAAGTCATCGACAATCAAATTCTCAGCGTGAAGGGCGCGGTAAAACGACCCGAAGCCGCACGCGAAATGGGAGTGGATGTCAAAAATCCCGAGGCCATCCTGGCGAAGATCGCCGAGCTGCAACAGGCCCGGGAAAGATATGTAAACTTCCTCGATGACCCCGCCACACTGGCCGAGGTGCGCCTGCTGGCCTTTGGCGAGGAGCAAGTGCCGCTCTTCACGCAAACGCAAGACCCGTTCAACCTCACCAGCGAGCCGCCGCCGCCAGCCACCCCCGCCAGCGCCGAAGACGCCGAGGCCGCCCGCCGCGCCGCCGCAATCAAGGACGGCTACGACAGCACGCCCTCGATGTTTGACGCAGGCCCGGCTCCCAAATCCCGCAGCAAGTCGATGGCCGACGCCGGACCGCAAGCGCCGGTCATGCCCGCCGCGACCACCATCCCCAAGCCCGCGCTCAATACCTACAACGATGCCCAAGTTTTTGCCGACTACCCCGATGCCGTTGGCGTAGTGCGCGCCATGAATGGCACATGGACCATGCCGCTCATCCTTGGCGGCCTGGACAAGGTGCCGGTGGTCGAGATGCCCGAGGCCGTGGAGTTTGTCAAAGCCCTCTCCGGAGGCAGCCCCACGGTGCAAATTCCCCGCAAGCGCAATGCGCTCGGGAGCTTCAGCCCCAACGGCCAAGGAGTCATCACCCTGCACCCCGACCTCATCAAAGCCGGTGGCGAAGCCTCGGCCATGATGACCTTCATGCACGAAATCGGGCACAATATCCAATTCATGGACGACTTCCGCATGGAGAAGGGGAATCTCCTGGGAATCATCTCTGGCAAGCCAACGCTCAAGCAAGGCATCCCGCTCGATCCAAACCCTGCGCCGGTGGAAGGTTGGGCCTACAGCCAGCAACCCATCACCAGCAAGCAACGCGAAGGCATCCGCAAGAAAGCCGAGGCAGACCTCCGCGCCTCCCTCGAAGGCGAAGTGCGCAAGGTGATCGTTAACGAACCCATCTACGCACAGAGCGGCGTGACGCCCGAGATTGTCAAAGGACTCTTTGGCCTCGACGGCCGCGAGCAATGGCCGGAACTCTACGATTGGTTCGCCCGGCAGGATGGAGCCACCAAGGCCAACATCGTCAAGCAAGCCATGAAGGGAATCCTCGACTCACGCCTGGCAAAGTTCCAAGTGCAGGGCGAGCAGATCGGGACCAACACCCGCGAGGAAACGCAGAACATCGGCGGCCGCGAGCCCACCCAAGACGAACTCCGCGAAGCCTTCCACGCCGCCATGCGCAGCGAGATGAACGCTCGAAATGTGGCGGACCTCAAATACATCCGCCAAGAACTCATCGACCTGACCAAATGGTGGAAGCCCTTCGACATCACCCGCGCCACGCCGCAACACCTCGCCTACCGCTTCAGCCCCGAGGAACTCTTCGCCGACGCCATGAGCGTGCTCCTCAACAGCCCCGCCGACCTCAAGACCCGCGCCCCTATTTTCTACGACACCTTCTGGAACAACCTGGACTCCCGCCCGCAAGTCAAAGCCAAGCTGGTGGACATCTACGACCGCATCAGCAAAGGCCGCGACGCCGTGCTGGATAAGCGCCAGGCGAGGGACTGGGAGAACTATGGCAAGGGCGACCAGGCATTCCTCGACGCGTTCAATAAAGCCACCTCCCGCCGCGAAGCCCTCACCGGGCTTTGGGAAAATCTCAAGGATCAATACTACGACGAATTTTATCCGCTCACATCGGCCATCGAGCAAGGGCGCAAAGAGGGCAAGCTACCTACTGCGGATAACGATCCCTACCGCTACCTCACCGAGGAGCACCCTATGGCCGACGGCCGCCTGCAACTCCGAATGGTCGATATGCAGCGCGTGCTCATGGGCCTCGATAAGGTTGGCCTGCCGCATTACAAGCTGGACGATTACCTGCGATACACCCGCATTGCCTTTGAGAAATACGAAGTCACCAAAGAAGTGGACGGGCAAATGGTCACGCTGGGCTATGAGTTAAGCCCTACCAATTTCAACCCCGAGGGAGAAACCCAGCGAACCGCACAGGACCGCCTCGACTACATGCAAAGGAACATGTCGCCAGAGCAGTGGGCTGTCTTGCAGCAATCGGCCAAGGATTTTCGAGATCAATTCCAGGATGTCGTCAAATTTTACTGGGAAGAGGGAATGCTTTCGGACGAGCTCTGGGAGAAATTTAACACGAACGACAACTACGCCACCTTCACGGTTATGGAATACGTGAAGGGCTACACCTCAAGCCGCATGGTATCCAGGCAAGGCACGACCAAGCCCATCTACCGCCCCACGGTGGAAATGCCCAAGAAGATGGTGAGTATGTTTCGTGCCGCTCAAAGGAATAAATTTAAGCGCGTCATGGTGCCGCAACTCACGAAGGTAAATCCTGACATTGCCAAGCCCGCGCCGATGAAATTCAACGGCAAATTCATGGAGCCGCAAAAGCCTACAGAAGACGGTTACGAACTGGTCACCTGGCGGGAGAAGGGCCAAACCGTAGGAGCCCATGTGCGCACCCGCTGGGCCGAAGCCGTCAACCACCACTCCCCGGCCATGGGAGATGTCATCCTCAAAAGCCTCAACTGGGGATTCCGCGAATCCGTTTACAAGCTCATCATCCAATACAACCCGAACTTCCAGCTCTTCACAGGACCGGTGAAAGATTTCGGCAGAGCATTGGTCAACCAACCAGGCGGGATCAAAGGCAGGTTGTCCCTCATCAAGAACATGACAAAGGATGTTCTGGCACTGTCCCAAAGCCGCGACGGCCGCCGCGTGCTGATGGAATTTAGCGGCACATCCCTCGCCGGTATCGTCGGGGCTACAGGTGGAGCTGCCCTGGGAAGCGCAGCGGGGCCAGCAGGCATGGCCCTCGGTGGAGTTGTGGCCGGTAATGCTGCAACCTATGCGGGATTTTTTGCCGGGCGGATGTTTGCCGCCGCCATCGAGACACTGCCATGGCTGCCGGACGATCCCTCCGCCTCGGTGGATTGGGCACGCGGCGACCTTGGCCGCAACGCCCTCATGCGCGAGATGATCGAGAACTATGCCATCGGCGGGCCTTGGGCCTACCTCGGGCGAGGCACGGCCACCAGCAATCCAGACAAAGCCATCGATGCGCTCATGGCTAAATTCAATGTCGGCGGGGAATCCAAGCCGCTGCCATGGATTTACAGGCAGGTTGCCAACTATTTCAACGATGTCGAATTAGCCGGGCAAATCCTCCAAAACATCCCCAAGACATCGAGCTATGCCGTGAACACCCGCACGCTGAAAATGCCTAAGAATAAGGCCGCTTATTGGGTGCGCAACCATATCGGCCTTCCCAACACCGCGAAGAAAGGCAAGCACATCGGCAACTTCCAAGCCCTCGCCCCGTTTGCAAACATCTTTGTCCGCTCCTTTGAAAGCATGGCAAAGCTCCTCGGCGGCAAGGAGGCGTCCACCATGTCGCGCAAGGAATACATCCTCGCCTATTTCCTGCTGGGATTCGGAGCCCTTCAAATCCTGCAACGCATGGCCAAGGAAGGAATGCTTGGGGAAGACCTGGAGAAAGCCTATGCCGGAGCCAGCGAATACGACATCACCAACAAAGTTGTCGTTCCCCTGGGCACCGTCGATTCACCGACTGGTTCAAAGTCCGCGCTTATGACTTTGCCGGTGGATGATAACCATCGCTGGATAGGAGCAATCTTTTCCAAGACCACAAAGGCTATGTGTCGCATGGCGCAAGGCCGCCCGCTTGACATCGGCGGTCTGGACATTCTCACTGGCATGACGGCATCTTTGCCTGGGCAAAACCCCGTCATCGAAATTGGCGACAAGTGGGTTCAATTTTTCAGCAATAAGGATCCCGTCGATCACCGCAACCAGCCCATCCTTTCCGAGGACGAGAGGAAAGTCGGCGGGCTCTACGCTTTCAAACCTATGCTGGGCTGGACCCTCAAGGAATCCGGCGTGGCCAACTTCTTCAAATACGATCCGAGAGCTTCCACCTTCACCGAGGCCGCCGTCGGTTCCGTGCCGGCATTCAACCGGTTCTTGAAAATCACCGACACCGGCACGCGTGAAGACCAGCGCCAGGCGGAAGACATCGAAGGCATCGTCAAAGCCAGATACCGCCTCAACATGCCGCCCCAAGTCACCGCCCTGCGGCAAGAATACTTCTGGCTCCGCACACGCGGCGAAGCACGAACCATGCGAGAGAACGACCGCTACAGCGACCTCCAGGTGTTTGAAAATCTTTTTCAGCGAAAGCTCGAGGAGGCTGACACCGAGGAAACCCTGGGGAATCACTCCGCCGCCCAAAGCGCCATCCGCGAAATCATCCGAGAAAGCACCGCCTCCCCCTACAGCCGCCGCTAAAGCGGCTTCGGGCGGTTGATAAGATTGTGGTAGTGATTGAAAGTGGTCTGAATGTCCCTGTGCCGGAGCAACCGGCTCGCCACCTCAATACCATCCCTCGCCGCAATCTGAGCCCCGTATTCTTTGCGCAAGTTGTAGGCTCCCTTCTCACCGTCAGGAATGTAGAGCCTCACAAATTCATTAATGCCGTAGTGCGTCAGGTCAAAAGCCTCCGTCTTGCTTGTCCTGGGAATGACATACTCGCTCTCGCCTGCAAGCGCCTTCTGGATCAACCGCAGCAACCGCGCCCGCATCGGCACGCGGCCGCTCCGGCCTTTGGGAGCCCAGTCGTCACGCTTAATCAATACCAGGTCCGCAGTGCCATCCTTCTGCCAATCCACCCAGCTCCACTTGAGATATTGCACCTCGTCATTACGCAAGCCCGCCTTGCGCATCAGCCAATAAATAGCCCAGACCCGAGGATTTTGACGCCGCAGCGGGATCCTCGCCGCCCGATCCATACGCCGGAGCGCCTCGCGGTCGATAGGCTGATAACCCTCCGTCGTCGCCGAGCCCCCCGACACCGCCCAGAAATCCGTCAGATTCGGCAGCTTCAATTTTTCAAACAGGTAAAATCTTTTGCGGGCCACCACGCTCTTGATCGTCTGAACATCGGTATGGATGCCACTCTCCGAGCGCCCCGCCTTTTTCTGAGCCTCAATCCATCCCCGCATTGCCGAGGCCGTCAACACCAGGTGCGTGCTCTGCTCCTGCCAATCCTGCCGACTGGTCACCTCCTTAACAAAAGCCGCAAACCGGCTCAGGCTCTTCGTCACCGACGCCGCCGGTCCATGCACTTTGTAAATCTCCGCCACCTCGCCGCACTTTGCAAAGCCCGGCCGCTTCACCACCGCAGCAATCTTGTGCTCGTCCGCCGTAGCCAGCGCCAAGGCAATCGCCTTAGCCCTCACCAGCGCCGCCGTCTTCCCTGCCGCCGAGTGCAGATGCACGCCAGTGCTCTTGCTCACCCGCTCGCCATTTACTTGAACGCGGAAATACCAGGTGTTTTTCGCCGCAATCCAATCGACCGAAATCTCGCCATGTTTTCTCATAATAGGGACACCACTTTGGACACCACTTCGACCCTAAAAACAAAGCAAATCGCGCAAGCATTGCAAACCCCTAAAAATCCAATAAGCAGCAATCTTCTGAGTGCTACAGAGGGAAAACGACACGAGGACGCCACTTTAAGAGAAGAGGGGGAGTGCAGCCATGAGGAGTCGAACCTCAAACCTTCTGATCCGTAGTTTGTGGATGGTGCGTTCATTATTATTGACTTATGTTTAAGGTTGCCACTTTGGACGCCACTTGCTACTTTCGGATTTGACGCCATTCCTCGGGGTCGGGGCGTTCGGGGCGGCCGGTGGCGGTGTTGAGTTGGCGGCGGATCCAGGCGCTGAGTTTTTCGGGCTTGGCGGCGCGGACCCAGGCGGATTTTTCTTCGGGGTAGCAGAAGAAGAGGATTTTGGAGGTCATGTTTTCGGCTCCTTCGGGGTCTCGGGCGTTGTTGCGGTTTCCGGTGTTGCCGTGGGGTTCGTTAAGGTCTGTCATTTCAGTGTTAATAGGATTTTTTCGGCGGAGCGCATAGCTTGTGCTAAATATTTTAAATTTACTGCAAGAATGGCTGGCTTGTCGCTGTCGCGCAATACGAGTTTTGCGGTATCCGTAAGCAATGCCAGCGCATTATAGAGTTTGATGGTTTCCATTGTTTGGGTGCCGGAAATCGTCCGGCGCGGGTTGAGTTTTTAATGGGGGTGGGTTGATTGGGCTGAATTTTCGCGTCCATCCGCCTTGTCTTAAGTTGGCTCGGGGGTAATAATTGGCTGGCCGTTTACCAGGGCGGGCAGAATTTCGGCGTCGTCCTGGGCAAGTTCGGCCTCGGTGCTGTGGCCGGGCTGGATGTCGAGACGGGCAAGCGCCGCCTCCATCTCGGAAGCGGCGCGGTTGAGTTGCTCGGGGGTCATGCTTCTTCTTCGATTTCGATGTGGGTGATGTGGTCAGCGTCGAAAGGCATATCTGCTCCGTCTTCTACTTCTGCTTCGGAGTTTTCAAAAAGGTAGAAAACCTTTGCGGATTTTCCGTTGATGGTTCCGCACTCGGCCCACTCCTGCTGATTTTCTTGGGCGTATTGGCCGGGGAGGCTGCGGCATGTCGCGTAGGCTCCGTCAGCGGAGGATTTGAATTTTGAATTTGCGGATTTAATTTCGTTGATGTCGGTGATTTTCATATTGTGCGTTGGTTTGGTTGGTTTTTGGGGTTTTGTCAATAGTCGGCTGAATTCCATATCAGCAATACCCTGGGCATCGCTGGTGTCGCAGCCTTCGGCCTCGAGCTCTTCGACTCGGGCATTATATGCGGCGTGTTGGGGGCTGTCCTGGTGGCATGCTGGTAGGTTTCTAAAAAGCGCGTCAAACATTGACGGGGTATTTTTGTATCCGCCCGCCCGCACGGTGGCGGAGCGGGATGCTTCCTCTTCCTGAGAGGAGAGAATTTGGACGGGGGCAGCAATGGTTTCGGAAATGAGGTTGAAAGGCATTTCGGCCTCGGTGAATAGTTCGGTGCTCATGGTTTGAAAGTCGGCGAGGGGATCGGACCCTCGCCTGGTTGAGATTAGGCGGTTTTCAGTTTTTTCATTTCCTCAGCCAGTGCCCACAGGGCGCGGTTGATGTTGGTGTTTTGGTCGATGCCTCCGATTTCGCGGGTGCGGCGCCGGGCTACGAGGCGGCCGTTTTCGTTGCGTTGGACATAGCCAAGGCCACCACGGACGAGGTTTTCTTGGACTGCGTTTAATGTGTTCCACATGGTCGGGGCTGCGTCCTCATTGCGACGAAGGGTGAGGATCTGCTCGGCTTTGACGGGCGCGGGCTTCTCGGGGTCGTCATATCTGGCTACGAGGGCGGCGCGGGCAAATGCTTGTTGTTCGCCTGGGGTGAGTCGGAGCGCGGCCATTTCGTTGACGCTCTCGGAGACCTCGGGGAGCCGGTCGAGGATGCTGATGCAGCCTTCGATGACTTGGCCCTCGATGTTTCCCTTGTGGGGGATGCGGATGTCGTCAATGAGGTTTTGAGCTACTACCATGCCGTTGCCGCAGATGAGGCGGAAAACTCCGGCCATGAGGCGATATGAGGAGGTGCCATCATGGGAGTTGAGTAGGACGATCTCGTTATGAGTGCCGCCGACCTGGAGCGGTTGGCTATCATGGCGGAGGCGGAGAAGGTGCTTTGTGAACCCGCGTTTTTCTTCCTCCCTGCTGCCGCCTTGCATGACTGCGTAAGGGCGGAAGCCTTCACGGGCAAGGCCGGTCAGGATTTCGCTTGTTGGAATGTATTTGTAAGCGGCGGACCGGCTGCCGTGGGCCTGCTCGGCGAATACCGATGGCGCAATCTGGCGGAGGCGTTCGGGCTCGATGGATCCGGTGCGGCTGGTGAAGTTTACCGCGCCGTTGCTGCGTGTCCTGGCGAATCGTGTGATTGTCATAATATGGGGCCTTTCTTAGATGGTAGGGTTAATGGTGGTGGCGGTGATTGCCAGGGCGATGAATGCGGCGGTTCCGGTGAGGAATGCGGCGGGGCCGTGGGTGGCGGTGAAAGCGACGCCGATGGCGAGGCTGATGCATGAGGCGGTGGCGAGTGCTGCCGCGAGGATGTTTTTTGTTTTCATTTTTTCGTTCCCGGATGTGCCGGGCCATTTTTTATTTTCCAGTTTCGCTGGACCGTGGCGGGCCTGTTGTGGCTCGCTTGGGAATGAACATATAAAGATTCAAATAGAGGGCAAGAATTATTTTTATTTTTTTTGAAAATATTTTTTCAGAAAATGCTTGACACCTGCGGAGGCTGATAGAATGAGGCTCGGCGGGCGGCTAAGGAAATTTCTTGGCGGGATTTTCTGGCGTTTTTTTTACTGGCATGCCCCAAATTTCTTGGACGGGGGAAATAATTGCGATGCGTTGCGGGGGCATTTCGTCGGCCATGAATAGCTCGGCGGCGCGGTCGCCGTTGCGCCAGCGGGCGCGGAAAATGTGAGCGTTTGCGCCGGTCTCGGGCCAGCGTGGGCGGCCGTAATTTGTGAGCTGTGGCGTGATGGTGAGGGTGACCGGTGCCGCACCAATGACGTTGCCATTCCAATCGACGATTCCGCCGGGCGGGTAGGTTTCAATCAGGATTTCCATGGGCCGCGCAACGGGCTCGGCGCGGCGGGTGATTGGTTCAGGTTTCGGGCTGGCGCAGGCCGCCAGCAGGAGGAGCGCGAGAATAAGGAAAACCGGGTTCATGGTGGCTGGTGGCTGGTGGCTGGTGGCTGGTGGCTGGTGGCTGGTGGCTGGTGGCTGGTGGCTGGTGGCTGGTGGCTGGTGGCTGGTGGCTGGTGGCTGGTGGCTGGTGGCTGGTGGCTGGTGGCTGGTGGCT